ATTCTTGTACTGGTGTTTTCATATAGCGTTAAAGTTTGGCAGTTGCTCAACAAACTCCAAGAGCATCAAATACTCTCTTGCTTCATCGTGAGAGAGGAAAGTTGCAGCGAGTTCCTGCTTCCAGTAAACTCGCCACAACGCTTGTCCATTGACAAATGCCTCGTAAATCATAATCCAGCCTCTACGGCTAAATCCATTAGGTCTTTGTTGGAGATGTCATACTTCTCGGCAATCTTAGCAGTGTCTCCTCCACCTGCTACATACTTGACGGCCTCACCCCACTTAGGGCTGTTCTTTGTCAACTTATACTTGACCATCTTTGTGCGGTTCATTGCCTTCTCTCCATCGTCATCCTCGTCTATATTCAGACCAAGGATTGCACCGAGCGCATATCTCCGAGCATAGGTGATAGCAGAGCCAACCGCCTGAGGGTCGTTCTCTTTGGCAACTGGCATCGCATAGGAAGCCTCAAGATACTGCCCCGATTCGGTGTGAATCAGAATGGTGGTGAGTTCAAACTCGTCAGGGAACTGAGAGAATACCAACCCAGCCTTTTGCAAGGGTTCTCCGATGACATCTAAGATGTTGGAAAGGGAAGCGTACTTAGATTTGAAAAAAGGGTTCTGAGCCTCTTTCTTGACTTTGCCAACTTGGGCGTGAAAGGTTGCCAATGCCTTGGCAAGTTCTTTGATTTCTGATGATTTATTCATAACTGATTTTATAGTGTTTTATTTTTCCAGTCACTACGGCTTCAACAAGCCAAGCAAACTCCATGTCAAGGTCAAGGTCTGACCAACCGACATACTTGTTCTCCAAGCCATCTTCGTCAATCTCGGTTCTTCCGATTGTCTTGAGGTAGTCCCAATGCTCGGTCAGACACCAATCACGAAACTCCTCTCGGTTGAAGTGGTAGATTCTTTGATACGACATCAAGAGCCAATCTCCGTTTTGGATATCGTCCTCAATGATGTGTTCATCGTTGTACTTAAAGTGTATCATCAATGACCTCCTTCGCTGCTTCAATGACCTTCAAGGCCGTTGGGTTATAGATATCTCCTTTGAGATACTTGGATACGGTGGGCATAGAGATGCCAGTGCGCTCAGACACCGCTTTGACGATGCCGTGACGCTTGTTCAATTTCACAAATAAAATCAGTTCTTCTGGTTTCATACAGAAGCAAAGATAAAACTAATTTGACAAAAAGAAAAATCTTTTTTCTATTTGGGCAGAACTGCGATAGAAATGTAACGACCAACGGCTTCTCCTAATTGAGCCAAATTGCGGTCATTGATTACCGGAGTCACGAAGGGTCTTTCCTTGAATCCTTCTCTGTGGATTTTCCGAGCAATCACATAGGCCAAAGATTTAACGGCCTTTTGATAGTTTTGATTGGTAGATGTGCGAACCTGAATGCCTTTCATCCGAATCCACTCCTCCAAAGATTGTTGCAGCGTTGGACTGCCTTTAGTGTTTGATTTGGTGGCTGGTCTTCCTTGGTCAACCCATTCCCAATAGTCCAACATCATTATTTTTACATTGCCTCCCGTTCTCAGGGTTTTGACATCCGGTGCGATTGATTGCAAAAGATTACCAGAAGCAACAGCCTTTTGTCTTGCAAGGTTGTTTCTCATCTGTGCAATGACAGAGTTTGACCAACCGAGCAGAATCTGTTGAAGTTGACTATCTCCTTCTGTTGTGTATTGTGTAGAGCCTATCTGCCCACCTGAAGCAATGAGGTCTGTGAGAGCCTTTTGTCTGCTCTCAATTTCAGAGTTTGATATTTGGAAGTAATCAGGCAAGTGATTTCAGCATCTCAATCAGTTTGGGATGAGGATAGACATCAACCTTGTCCTTGCGAACTGAGTTGTGTGTGAAGACCCCGGCTTCGCCTTTCAAGGCTCTGTCGGTTACATCCCAGATGTCTTCATTGTAAGATAGCGGAATCTCGTATCTGTCCCTCCACAACAAAAGAAGTTCACGAGTGCTTTCAATCTGAGCGTCTGTGTAGTTCTCCCAGTATTGGTATTTTTTATACTTGACCTCAATCACATCGGTGACCTCTCGTCCGGTATAGGAGAAGAACTTGCCGTCTTTCTTGGTCAATTGACCCCAGTTAATTATCTCAACACCAATAGAGATTTTATCCAATGACTGATAAGGGACTTTGTGAGCAGAAAACACATCTTGTTTCAACCCCAAGTGGTAAGCCCATTTCGTTGATGAGAAGCCTTGACCAATCTCACCATCTCTGCCAATCACAACACAAGTAGCAACCCGAACGGGGTTCTTTTGCCACATATTAAAAACCGCTTGAGGAGTCCCAGTCCCTGCGGTGTGATGCAAATAGATTTGCTTCTTTGGCGTTGACTCGTTCACATAGTCGTTAAATGGATATTGCTTGAGGTTCATTTTCTTTGATTAATTTATTGAGATACCACTGGGCTTTCTTAAGGTCTTCTACCTTCCCTTTCCTCTCCCACCTCCACAAATACTTAATAGCATTTCCCTTGCAGTAGCCGTTGAATTGGTCTTTGGTCATTGAGGCTTTGATAGCGTCAATGGCTTCTATTTCGCCTTTGTAGTGTTCTGGGTGGTTTACTGCATCCATCGGGTCATAAAATCTGTGAGTGGCAAATTTAGCAGAAACACTTGGCCAGAGGTATAGACCTCGGTCATCTCTTCATACTCAACGGCTGCGATGACGGAATCCAAGTCCAAGTAACCATCTCGCTCGTACTCCACCAAGTCGGGGGCATCGTTGAGCAACTTGTCCATTGGGTCAGGTATGAGTTCATATATGAAAGGGACTTTGATTAGGTTCATAAGATTTTGCCGTTCAAGATACGGAAGTTTTTCACTTGGAATGTGTCATCTTCGTTCACCGTGACATAAGCAAATCCGTTTGACCATTTGGTGTATGCATAAGGACGATAGTCAGGAGAAAGGGAGCAAAGACATCCAGTAGACCAAACACCAACTTGCTCTCCGTGCAGATTGTTTTCTGAGTGATGAGATACTTGGTGGTAGTGACCTATCAGAGTAGAGGCTTTGGCTTTCAGGAAGTATCCTCGTGCAGGGTTAACGGGAGAAAAAACACTCTCGCCCATCTCGTGTCCGTGCATTACAATCAATCCTCCAAGTTTAATCATCTCACGATTTACGGCTTCAATTCCGTATTCTGGAAAGCGAAGTAGGTATTCAAGAGAAACCTCTTGCAAATCGCCTAATTCACGGGCATTTCGTAGCACATAGGCTCTCATTCTCTCCTCGTGATTGCCTATCTTGTAGATGACTCTTGGAAAGGTCTCAGCGCAGTATTTCAGAAACTGCCTACCCATCTCCAGTTCTTCTGAGATTTTCGGTCTGCGAAGTTCCTTTGAGAAACGGCTGACATCGTAGCAATCCAAAATATCACCATTCAGAATCAGAGCATCAACTCCGTGATTGATTCCGTACTCAATGGCCAAAGCAAGAGCCTCCTCATCGTGGAAAGGAAGATGAATGTCTGACAAAATCAGATAACGACCAGCACCAAGTTTGATGTGGTTCATTTCTTCGGCTTGGCTAATTAACCCAAGTTTCCTCAGACCGTCTTTTACGCTTGACATATTGATTTCTCTGCCTTGGTTTTCGGATACTTTGCGATTGTCATCTCCGTCTGCTCCTTTGTAGTAGCGAATCATTCGTCTCGCTGCTTCCACATCAACAAACAATCCCTCCTCTTTGGTGAAAATCATTGAGGCAAGAGTGCGGTTTGGTAGGTCAGGAAAACGCTGAATGTAGTCCTGAACGATTTCTCTTTTAATCATAGTATTAGAAGCACTACCAAAAGAGTCAATCCTCCAGAGATGCGCTTGTATTGTTTAGTGGTTTGGGTAAGAATGGCGTTGTCGGTTCTGAGTTGGATGTTCTGTTTGTCCAGTTTTTCAATCACCACCCCTTGCTCGTGGATAAGTGCCGAATCAATCGCCAACTCTTTCTTGAGTTGTATCACTTGCTCTCTCGCTTTTGCTCCTTGCCACAGACGATAGTTGACCTCCCGAATCAATGAATCGGTGAATTGACAATAGGCGTTCTGTGGTACGGACATCAGCAATGCTATCACTAAGATATAGAATGAGCGTGTCATAGGCTTGTTCAGTACGGATTCGCTCCGTGTGGATTGTTTGCTTCTCAACCTTCAGGTCGTGGATATGCAGCGTATCAAGTTGGGATGTCGCAGTAGGATTCCAAGTAGGGAGTTTGAACCACAAAATCAATAGCGTGACCAGCAACCACATCAGTAGAAGAGTCATAGAAGGGGTCAGCCGTAGCATTGACGACAATTTGAAATTCTTCATCTAAGCGATTATTTCTTACAAGGAGGGTGACAATGTCAATCAACACCCCTGCGGTGTCTGAGAGGACTTCTATGGTGTTTGAGGAGGACTCAAACTGCCTATCCATCACCATCATTGCGAACTGATAGGAGATGAGTTTCCCTTGTTGGTTGAACTGGAAGCCGTTAGGCACTAACCACACCAAAGGGTAGTACTTAACCTCGTCAACGGCAAAGTCAAACTCAGCCCCTACTGCGAACTTGCCGACCATCTTGTGACTCTCGGCTGCCGCTTTTATCTTGGCGATTATCTGGTTTAAGGTCATAGGCTTTCAGTTTGATTTCGTTTTTCAATCGCCATTTATTCTTGTGGGAAGTCATAGTTAAAGAAGCAGTCATCGTCACCGGGTAAGTACATACCGCCAAAGAAAGCAGTTGACTTGGGACGGATGGTATCAAAGTCAGAACCGGGGTTAAGATAGAGGGGATATTTGTTGGGATAGGTGCGTAGG